GCTAACGGAAGTCCTTATTCTGTTACTAATATAGGGACACAGTCTTTAAATACAGAGGACCTATCTAACTTTACAGCTTTTGATACTGTAGTACACAGCGATGTTGTAGGATGGATTAAAGAAGCTATGGGTGAGGAGCAGGTTGCTAGTATCGAAGAAAATATCGAGAATAACATTAACGCTTTGATTACACCTGTATCAGTTACATTAACCGTGGCGGATGACCCTGTAGAGTAAAAAAAATAATTTGTATATTTGCTATATAAAAATTTAATTAAAATGAGTAAAATAAAAGAAGAGCAACTAAAGAAGTTGCAAGAATTAGTTGGTAAATCAAACAACCTTCAAGCTCAGATTGGAGGACTAGAGGTTCAAAAGGCTGCAATAGTAGGTGAGATTTTTAAGAACCAATCAGAGCTGCAAGAGTTTCAGAAGGAACTAGAAGAGGAGTACGGACCTATTTCTGTAAATTTAACTGACGGAGAAATCTCAGAGGTAGAAGAAAAGGTATAGGTTTTGCATATAAGAAAAATTTCCATAGGATCAGACTATAAGTCTAGCTCCATGCACTATATACACGGACAAGATGTTCTTAACGGTGAATACAAGATTCACTTAATTCAATATGTTCAAGAGTCAGATTCTTTTTGTATATGGATAGAGCGTAGGGGCGAGGTTATCCTATGGAAACAATTCAACAAGAATATGCCTATATCAATAGAGTATAACATAAACTTCTAATGAAATCTCCTACAAACTTTATTGTGCGTCCACTGAACGGTCGCAGGTACGATAATATAAAAAAGATTGGTGATATAGACCTGATAACGAGCACCTCTCAAGAAGATCACAAGGTATCAAACAGATACGCTGAGGTTGTTTCTACTCCTGTAAATTATTCTGGAGATATACAGCCTGGCGACACTCTTATTGTTCATCATAACGTGTTTAAGTACTACTATGACATGAAGGGAAGACAGAAGAGTGGTAAGAGTTTTTTAATGGGTGATCTATTCCTTGTTGATGACTATCAGTACTATATGTATAAGCACGATGGTGTGTGGAAGTCTAAGGAAGAGTTTTGCTTTATAAAGCCAATACCTAAGGAGGAATTTTATGTTCATAGCCCTGGAACAAATCAACCCTTGATTGGTGAGGTTAAGTACACGAACAATACGTTAACATCTTACGGTGTTAATGTTGGTGACAGGGTTTCATTTAAACCCGAATCAGAGTATGAGTTTGATATTGACGGAGAGAAGTTGTATAGAGTAAGAACAGACTGGATAACATGGATGCAACAGAAATAAAGAAGGATATAATAAGGGCAGCTGAGGTTGCTGTTAGGGAACTTATAAAGGTTGCTAAGGAGGGTATTATTAAGAATGATTATGACGACCTATCTCCAGACATAGCTGCTGACAGGCTAAAGAATGCTGCTGCATCAAAGAAGCTTGCTATATTCGATGCTTTTGAGATTCTAAACAGAATAGAATCTGAGAGGTCTATGCTAGAAAGCAGTGTTGAGAACTCTAAAGATATGAACAGTTTTGCTGAAAGAAGAGCTAAATAATGTTATACCTAGTGGTGTAATAAAAAAAAAGAATAAGGCAAGATCATTCTCCTATGGTTATGACGAAAAGTATGACGTTGTAGTTATATCTAAGGATGGTACGATAGGTGATATTTGGAATATTAATGGTGTTAACATAGCACTTCCATCTAAGCCTAACAGTGTACACAAAAGGAGTAGCAAGAATTCAGATCAGTATTGGGAGCCATTCGAGTATCCTAAAACACTACAAAAAATAAAATCAATATTTCAATGGAATCAGTCTCCTAAAGAATTTAAGAGCAACTGGGTTGATTATATTGAGGAGGAGTTCGATAGAAGAGATCACGGGTTTTGGTTCTATAATAACGGAGTTCCTACATACATTACTGGTACACATTATATGTATCTGCAGTGGACAAAGATAGATGTAGGTCATCCAGACTTTCGTGAGGCAAACAGAATATTCTTTATATTCTGGGAGGCTTGTAAGGCTGACCCTAGATGCTTTGGTATGATATACCTAAAAATAAGGCGTTCAGGTTTTTCTTTTATGTCCTCTGCTGAAACAGTTAATACAGCAACACTTGCAAAAAATTCTAGGGTTGGAATACTTTCTAAAACAGGTTCTGATGCAAAGAAGATGTTTACAGATAAGGTTGTACCTATATCTAGCAATTACCCTTTCTTCTTTAAGCCTATACAGGATGGTATGGATAAACCTAAGACTGAGTTAGCTTATCGTGTTCCTGCTTCTAAGATTACTAAGAAGAACATGTATGACGATGCAGATGATATGGCTGGTCTTGATACAACAATAGACTGGAAGAACACTGATGACAACTCATACGATGGTGAGAAGCTACAGTTACTTGTTCATGACGAATCAGGAAAATGGATCAAGCCTAATAATATACTAAATAACTGGCGTGTAACAAAGACTTGTTTGCGATTAGGTAGTAGGATTATAGGTAAGTGTTTGATGGGATCAACGTCAAATGCTTTAGATAAGGGTGGTGAAAATTTTAAGAAACTTTACTACGACTCAGATCCGAGAACAAGAAACGCAAATGGTCAAACTAAAAGCGGACTATATTCACTTTTCGTACCTATGGAGTACAACCTAGAAGGTTTTATAGATAGGTACGGTAACCCTGTGTTAGATAATCCTTCAAAACCAATAGAAGGAGTGAACGGTGATTACATAAAGAGAGGAGCTATAGACTACTGGGATAATGAGGTTGCTAGTTTAAAGAATGACCCAGACGCACTTAACGAGTTCTATAGACAGTTCCCTAGGACAGAGTCACATGCGTTTAGGGATGAAAGTAAGTCATCTATATTTAACTTAACGAAGATATACCAGCAGATGGACTATAACGATAACCTTATAAGAGACAGGGTCTTAGTTAAGGGTTCGTTCCACTGGAAGGATGGTAAGAAGGACACAGAGGTTGTTTGGGTTCCTGACGATAGGGGTAGATTCCTAGTGTCTTGGATACCAAACCAAAAGCTTCAGAATAACATAATAACTAGCAACGGTATGAAATTCCCTGGTAACGAGCATATTGGAGCGTTTGGTTGTGACTCTTACGATATATCAGGAACGGTAGGTGGAGGAGGATCTAACGGTGCTCTACATGGACTTACTAAGTTTCATATGGACGATGCTCCTGTGAATCAATTCTTTTTAGAGTATGTAGCAAGACCTCAGACCGCTGAAATATTCTTTGAGGATGTTTTGATGGCTTGTGTGTTTTATGGTATGCCTATACTTGCTGAGAATAACAAACCAAGGCTACTGTATCATTTTAAGAACAGGGGTTATAGGAAGTATTCAATGAATAGACCTGACAAACCATTAAGGAACCTTTCTAAGACAGAGAAAGAGTTGGGAGGTATGCCAAACACGTCTGAGGCTGTTAAGCAGGCACACGCATCTGCTATTGAAACATATATAGAGAAGTATGTTGGACTAGACACAGAGGGTAACTATAGGTCTAGTGATGAGATGGGTTCTATGTACTTTAGTAGGACACTTCAAGACTGGGCAAGGTTTGATATAAACAATAGAACAAAGTTTGATGCCTCTATTAGTTCAGGTTTAGCTATTATGGCTACGCAAAAACATACATATCAAGACATTAAAAAAGATTCAAAAATAAGCATTAACTTTGCAAGATATAATAATAAAGGAAGATTTAGCGAAATAATTAGATGAAAGAAGTAAAAATATCTATCAACCCGTCTACTTTCCCAAGTCAATACGTACCTGACTCTACGAAAAATACAAAGGAATTTGGATTAAGAATAGGTCAAGCTATTCAGTATGAATGGTTTAAACGTGACAATGGTGGGTCTAAGTTTTATAATCAATGGGATGCTTTCCATAAGTTAAGGTTATACGCTAGAGCTGAGCAGTCTGTTGCGAAATATAAAAACGAGATTGCTGTAGATGGAGATCTGTCATACATGAACTTAGATTGGACGCCAGTTCCTATCATACCTAAGTTTGTTGATATAGTAGTTAACGGTATGTCGGACAGGATGTTTGAGGTAAAGGCTTACGCTCAGGATGCTATGTCTGCCGAAAAAAGAAACTCATATCAAGATAACCTAGAGGCTGATATGGTCTCTAAGGATTTGTTGACTAAAATAAAGAATGACTTTGGAGTGGATGCGTTTAGTACAGCTCCAGAAGAGATACCTGAGAATGATGAAGAACTTCAACTGCATATGCAGCTTAACTACAAGTCTTCAATAGAGCTAGCCGAGGAGGCTGCTATCAATACAGTTTTAGCTGAAAATAAGTACGAGGACACTAGGAAGAGAATTCTTTATGACTTAACTACACTAGGTATAGGTGTAGCAAAGCACGAGTTCCAACCAGGTGCTGGTATTGTTGCGAAGTATGTAGATCCAGCTAATGTTGTTTACAGTTACACAGAGGATCCAAACTTTTCTGATTGTTTTTATTGGGGAGAGGTAAAGAGTGTACCAATTACAGAGGTTGTAAAGATAGACCCAAGTATAACAAACGAAGAGTTAAAGACAATAGGTAAGTACAGTCAAGACTGGCATAGTTACTTTCATTCTACTCAGTACTACGATAACTCATTATTTAACAACGATAGTGTAACACTACTATACTTCAACTATAAGACCACAAAGAATATGGTCTATAAGAAGAAGGGTGAAAAGGTTATAGAGAAGGATGACGAGTTCAATCCACCACAAGAAATGATGGAGGAGAGAGGATTTGAAAAGATTGAGAAGAAGATAGAGGTTTGGTACGAGGGAGTGATGGTTATGGGTACTAATATAGTGCTAGACTGGAAGCTTGCTAAGAATATGGTAAGACCTAAGTCTTCATCTCAGAATGCTTTACCAAACTACGTTGCTTGTGCTCCAAGAATGTATAAGGGTAACATAGAGTCACTGTTAAGACGTATGATTCCTTTCGCTGACCTTATTCAAATGACTCACTTAAAGCTACAACAGGTAATACAAAAAGTTGTACCAGATGGTGTATTTATTGATGCTGACGGATTAAACGAGGTTGACCTTGGTAACGGAGCTACATACTCTCCTGAGGATGCATTAAAGCTTTACTTCCAAACAGGTTCTGTTGTAGGTAGAAGCTACACACAGGATGGTGAGTTCAATAACGCTCGTGTTCCAATACAAGAGCTATCTAAGAATTCAGGACAGGCTAAGATAGCAAGTCTTATTGGTAGCTACAATCACTACCTACAGATGTTACGTGACGTTACAGGGCTTAATGAAGCGAGAGATGGTTCAATGCCTGATCCAAACTCATTAGTAGGTTTACAAAAGTTAGCGGCACTAAACAGCAACACAGCAACAAGACACATAATAGATGGGTCTTTAGATATAAGCAGAGACTTAGCTGTAGCGTTATCCTGTAGAGTATCAGATGCATTAGAGTATTATCCATACAAGGAAGAGTTCATAATGCAGATAGGAAAGTATAACGTAAACCTTTTAAACGATATAAAGGGCTTACATATATATGACTTTGGTATATTTATAGAGATGGCTCCTGATGAAGAAGAGAAACAACAGCTAGAACAGAATATACAGATTGCTTTATCTAGAGATGCTATTGATCTTGATGACGCTATAGATATTAGAGAGGTTAAGAACGTTAAGTTAGCTAATCAGTTACTTAAGGTAAAAAGAAAAAGAAAAGAGAAGGATAGGAGAGAATACGAGATGCAAAAGGTTCAGCAGCAACAGGAGGCTAATATGCAGTCACAACAGATGGCTGCTCAAATATCAGCTCAAAAAATGCAGATGGAGACTCAGTCTAAGATGCAGGTAGCACAGGCTGAAGCAGGGTTTGCTTTAGAGAAGTTAAGGGGTGAAGCTGAATTAAAAACTCAGTTAATGAATATTGAGTTCCAAATGAATATGCAGCTTAGAGGCGCTGAAGCAAATATAATTAAATACAGAGAGGACATGAAGGAGAAGGCTAAGGACGATAGGATTAGTAAACAGAATACTCAGCAGTCTAAATTAATAGAGCAGCGTAAGAAGGATTTACCTCCTATAAACTTTGAATCAAACGAGGATACACTAGATGGGTTTGACCTTTCTGAGTTTGAACCTCGTTAAATAAATAAATAATATTAATGCGTATTTTTACGCTGTAAATCAAATTAAATATGGAATTAAAAGTAAAAGAGGTTTCTGGACCAGACCAAAAGTCTGTTCAACAGGTAGAAACAGAATTAGTAGAGAAACAAGAGGCTGCTGTTGAACAAAAAGAGGAAACAGTAGTTGAAGAAAAACAGGATGTTGTTGAAGAGCAACAAGCTGAAGTAGAAGCTCCTCAGTTCGGTGAGGAGGAAGTTCTTTCATTTATTAAGGATAGATATAAAAAAGAAATAAACTCTGTAGATGAACTATTTGCTCAAAGAGAGGCTGATGTTGATTTACCTGAGGATGTTTCTGCTTTCTTAAAGTATAAGAAAGAAACAGGTCGTGGTATCAATGATTTTATGAAACTTCAAGAGGATTTTGATCAGAAGAATCCAGACCAATTATTGCGTGACTATTATTCCGTTACTGAGAATGACTTAGACTCTGAAGATATTGAGTATCTTATGAGTGAAAAGTTTTCTTATGATGAGGAGTTGGATGAAGACTCTGAGGTAAAGGCTAAGAAGATCGCAAAGAAAAGAGAACTTGCTAAAGCAAAGAAATACTTTAACGAATTAAAGGAGACTTATAAGGTACCTATCGAGTCGAAGGTTCCTGTCAACGAGGATGAGTTAGAGCAATACAATGCTTACAAGGAATATATATCACAGTCAAGTAATATTCAAGAGGAAAACGCTAAGAAGTCAGATTACTTCTCAAAGAAGACAGAAGAGCTATTCAATGATGAATTCAAAGGTTTTGAGTTCAATGTCGGAGATAAAAGTTTGGTTTTCAAACCAGGGGAAGCGTCTGAATTAAAAAGTGTTCAATCTGATATCACAAACTTTGTTTCTAAGTATTTAGATGACAATGGCATGATAAAAGATCCTGCTGGATATCACAAGGCTTTAAGCGCTGCTATTAACCCAGATAAGTTGGCATCATACTTTTATGAAAAAGGTAGAGCTGATGCTGTTGATAGTTCTGTTCGATCATCTAAAAATATAGATATGGATGTTAGATCAGCACCTCAACAAAACGTAAACTCATCTGGAATTAAGATTAGAGCTGTAGAGTCTGACAGTGGTAGAGGATTAAAAATAAAAAAACGTTAAACAATTAAAAAACAAAAAAAATGGCTTATACAATAGGCGGAAACGTGAGTTTAACTCCGACTCCAAGCCAGGTAGCAACACCTGGTTCGTACATTACAAACTTTGATTTCTTAAATCAATATTTACCTGACACTTATGAAAAAGAATTTGAGCGTTATGGTAACAGATCAGTTAGTTCTTTCTTAAGACTAGTTGGTGCTGAGATGCCTTTCAACTCTGACTTAATTAAATGGTCTGAGCAAGGAAGATTACACATTAAATATGAAGGTGTTACTTTAGATGACGCTGTAGTTGCTACAGATGATTCTGTTGTAATTAACATCACTGGACACGCTATCCGTAAAGGACAGACTATTATGGTATCTGATGGTTCTAACGGAGCTACTGCTTCTTTTAAAGGAATCGTTACTGCTGTTACAGCTAACACTATTACTGTAGCTATCTATGACGCTGCTGGATTACCTGCTGTAGCTGGTTTATCAAGTGGAGATAACAGTGCAACTGACTTAGACGTATTCGTATACGGATCTGAATTCAAAAAAGGATCTAACGGAATGGAAGGTGCTTTAGAAGCTCCTTTTGACGATAAGGAGAACACTCCAATCATCATCAAAGATAAGTATAGCGTATCAGGTTCTGATATGGCACAAATCGGATGGGTTGAAGTAGAAGGTGATAATGGTTCAGGATACTTATGGTACTTGAAATCAGAGCACGAAACTAGATTACGTTTCGAGGACTACTTAGAGACTGCTATGATTGAAGCTGTACCTGCTGAGGCTAACTCAGGAGCTATTGCTGCTGCTGGAGACTTAGGTAACAAAGGATCTGAAGGTTTATTCTACGTTGTAGAGAACGAAGGAAACACTACTACTGGTTCTTTAGAGACTTTAGCTGATATCGATGCTGTTGTAACTCGTTTAGATAAGCAAGGTGCTATCGAAGAGAATGTTTTATTTGTTAACCGTGCTTTATCTTTCGAGATTGATGACGTGTTAGCTAAGCAAAACAACTTTGGTTCTTCAGGTGCTTCTTTCGGTTTATTCGATAATGACACTGATATGGCATTAAACTTAGGTTTCTCAGGATTCCGTAGAGGTTATGACTTCTATAAGTCTGACTGGAAGTACTTAAACGATGCTACCATGAGAGGTGGTTTAGTTGGTGGTGCTATTGACGGTGTTTTAGTTCCTGCTGGATCTACATCTGTTTATGACCAAGTTATGGGTAAAAACGCTAAGAGACCATTCTTACACGTAAGATATAGAGCTTCTGAAACTGAGGATAGAAAGATGAAATCTTGGATCGTTGGTTCTGCTGGAGGTGCTTCAAATAGCGACTTAGACGCTATGGAGGTTCACTTCTTATCAGAAAGAGCTTTATGTACTTTAGGTGCAAACAACTTCTTCTTATTCAAATAAGAAGTAAAAATAAGTAATTCTTACCCTCGTTATTATGACGGGGGTAATTATTACTCTTATAAATTTTAAATTAAATAAAAATGAAAAAACAAACAGTCCTTAAGGACAAAACCTACAGATTAAAAGGAAATACATCTCCTATTGTATTTATCCTTAACTCACGTAACTCACGTAGAAAACCTTTACTATACTTTGATGGAGAGCGTAACAGAGCTCTTAGATATTCATCAAATCAAAGAACACCGTTTGAAGATGAACAGGATGATAACGCTATAATCCAGCCTGTTGTTTTTGAAGATGGTATGTTATTTGTTCCAAGGACAAACCCTGTTTTACAGGAGTTCTTATCTTACCATCCTGGTAACGGAACAGTATTTGAAGAGGTTGACAATGAAAAGAATGCTGCTGAGGATGTTGAAGTTTTAGACGCTCAACTTGAGGCTCAGGTTGCTGCAAGGGATTTACCTATTGAAATGTTAGAGACAATCGGAAGGATTGCTTTATCATTGAATGTAGATAAAATGTCAACAGCAGAATTAAAAAGAGATATTCGTTTATATGCTAGAAACAGTCCAGTTGACTTCTTAAACACATTAAACGACCCTATGTTAAAGCTACAGAACTTAGCATCTAAATGTTTTTCTGAAGGCTTATTGACATTGAAGAATAAAGGTAAGGATATATACTTTAACTTGCCATCAAATAAAAAGAAACTTGTAAGCATACCTTTTGGAGACTCACCAATATTTACATTGGCATCATTCTTCCAAACTAATGATGGTATAGAGCTTATGGCTATGTTAGAGAATAAGTTAGAAGAATAGATACACTAACATAAATATATGAACCCCTTCAGTAATGAGGGGGTTTCTTTTTTTTGTTTATCTTTGCATAAAATATAGTCAGATGATAAATAGTGTTAGAAATACAGTTTTAGCTGTAGCTAATAAACATAACTTTGGATACATATCTCCAGCTGATTTTAACTTATACGCAAAGCAAGCTCAATTAGATATATTTGAGAATTACTTTTATAGATACAACGAGTGGATAGCTAAACAAAACGCTAGGGTATCTGGAAGTGGATATGCTGATATAGTTAAAAACCTAGAGGAGGTTATAGATACATTTTCAGTAGAAGATTACCTATACAATGTTATAGATAATAAGTATAAAATGCCTAATGAGGATAATAACAGTAGCACTTACTACCTATTAAATAAGGTTCTAGTGTACACCTCTTTACTACATCAAGGAGTAACAGATGGTTTTGATGCAGGTAACGATATTATAGAGGACAGTACTAAAGATTTTTCTACGGTAGGAGTTGGAAACTATGTTTCTTTTCAAATAGGTGATAACATAAAATTTGTTGAGGTTTTAGAAAGGGTTTCTACAACAGAATTGAGAGTTGACTCTGATCTGTTGAATGCTTCAGGTGTTAGGTACACCGTTTACGCAAATCAGCTTACACAGAAAGAATCTGAAAGGGTGTCTCACTCTAAGATAACAATGCTAAACTCTTCAAACCTAACCTCACCTAGTACAACAACTCCTGCGTTCACTCAAAGTGAATTAACTATAAAACTATACCCTGAAAGTATAAGGAATGTAGGTCGTGTAATGGCACAGTATATTAGGAAACCAAAAGATCCTAAATGGACGTATACAAGCTTCACTAACGGTGAGCCTTTATTTAACCAAGGAGCTTCTGACTATCAAGACTTTGAACTTCCAGCAACTGATGAGCCTCTTATTACATCTAAAATACTTCAGTATGCAGGTATATCTATAAGAGAGGCAGATATATATCAGGCTGGCTCTGCAGAAGAGATGAAAGATAAACAAAAACAAGGATAATGGCATACTTAACAGGATACGAATATTACGAAAATAATGGTAACTCTCCGGATGATAAAAACTGGGGTTCATACCAGTACATATCGTTAGATGATATAGTTAACAACTTTATGCTTATGTACGTAGGTAATGACAAGTTGGTAAACAATGTTGAAAGATATAATGTTTTATTTCATGCAAAAAGAGGTATACAGGAATTAAACTATGATGCCTTAAAGGAAACTAAAATAGTGGAGCTTACTGTTTGTGATAATGCAACAGTTGTATTGCCTCCAGACTTTGTAAACTGGGTTAGAATATCCTTATACAAGGAAGGAGTGCTTATGCCTCTGACAGAAAATATACAAACAAACTTTGCTAAGAGTTACCTACAGGATAATAATTGTAAGGTGTTGTTTGATGAGGATGGTGATGTACTTATAGGTACGTCATTGCTTGATGGAGATAGGATTGATGGTATTCAAAAAACACAGTACTTAGGAGATGGAAAATTAAACGGAGCTTTAGGTTACAACATAGAAGGTAAGTGGGTTTTTGATTATGCTATAGGTGCTAGGTATGGTCTTAATACTGAGACTGCTAACATAAACCCTACATTTAAAATAAACAAGTCTGGTGGAGTGATTAATTTCAGTTCCTCTATGGCTGATCAGATTGTTGTTATAGAGTACGTGTCTGATGGTATGGAAGGTGGAGATGATGCAAGTGTTAGCGTTAACAAATTATTTGAAGGTTATATATACGCATACATTAAGTATGCAATACTAAACGCTAAGTTTGGTGTTCAAGAGTATGTTGTTAGAAGGGCTCAGAAAGAAAAATCTTCATTGCTTAGAAATGCTAGAATAAGACTTAGTAACATACATCCAGGGCGTTTACTTATGAATATGAGGGGTGCTCAAAAATGGTTAAAGTAGAATGAATATAAATAAGAATTTTATTGGATCCAGAATGAATAAAAGTCTGGATGAAAGATTAATACCTAAGGGTGAATATATTGATGCTCAAAACATTCGTATTAGTTCAGATGAGGACGGTGAGGCTGGATCGGTTGAGAACGCAAAGGGCAACAAGTTACTATTTAACCCTGCATACGATGGTGCGGCTGTAAACGGAAAATGTATAGGAGCAATAGAGGATAGTAGAAGGGAGACTATATATTGGTTTGTTACAAGCGACACTGTTGATATGATACTTTCATACAACACAAACACTAATTCGGTTATATATCACGTTGTTTCAGAAACCGTATTAAACTTTAACGAAAAGTACACTATAAATGGTGTAAACATAATAGATGATTTCTTATTCTTTACAGACAACTACAACCCTCCGAGAAGGATAAATGTAAATGATTCATATCCTAAGCCAATTTCAGGAGTTGATCAGATTACAGAGGAAGATATATCTGTTATAGTAAAGCCACCTATAGAATCTCCTAAAATAGAGTTACTAAAGAAGGGAGTAAAGACAAACTACATTGAAGATAAGTTTATAAGATTCGCTTATAGATATAAGTACAAGAACGGAGAGTACTCTGCGCTATCAGAGTTTTCAGACCTAGCGTTTGACCCAGGACCATTTAGGATAGACTATGGAAGCTATAATATGGTAGGTATGAGAAACACTGCAAACTCTGCACTGGTTACCTTTAACACTGGCTCAAAAAATGTAGTTGAGGTTGATTTATGTTTTAAGTTATCTAACACAAACATTATAAATGTTGTAGAGAGGTACAGCAAAGAAGATAATGGATGGAGTGATAACGATGATGTATCTATAAATTTTTCAAACCAAAAGATCTACACAACACTTCCTGAAAGTGAACTTCTTAGGTTGTATGATAACGTTCCTAGATATGCAAAATCACAAACAACTATAGGCAACAGAATAATGTATGGTAACTACGTAGATGGTTACAATATAGACACTGTGTTGAATTACGACTTATATTTGAATAGTTTAGATATCGGATCTGAATCATTAACTGTTGAGTCATCTAACGGTGTATCTTATACAGCTACTGAGAATAACACTGTAACAGACTCTGCTATAGAAATAGACCTAACAGGATTTGAACTAGTTGAAGGAGCAAGTATAATTGTAGATTTAAATATTCAGAACAACTCTTTTGGAGGTGATGCCTCATATGTAGATGGCAATGAATCTACTAACTCTTATGAATATATATATGAGTTTGTTCTACCTAGAGACTATACGTCAGTAAATGACCTAGTTTCAGATGCAGATTTTATTAGCTCTATAGAGATTACAGACACCGCTGACTTCCCTGATACAGTAAGTGATGGATATAGCCTAAGTGACCTTTTCTATTCAAACATAACATTACATGGAAGTGGAAACTGGGAACTTTCAGGTGGGGGTGTTACTACATCTCCAGAAGGTTTTAAGGTTAGTGCAGATGGTTCTAAACTTGTAATTCAAGTACCAGCTGTAATATATGAGGATACTACAAATCCTGGAACATTTGCTTATGAGTACTTTTCAATGTCAAGTACTGATGGTGAGTTTTACAAGATATCTAACACTAAAAGTTTACATAGTAACAGGGATTATGAGGTTGGTATTGTTTACTTGGATGAGTACAACAGAGCTTCAACAGCTTTGGTGTCTAAAGATAACACAGTTTTTGTAGAACCAGAACTATCTGTAAATAAAAATTATATAACAGCAACTGTAAAACACTTAGCTCCTAGTTGGGCTAAAAGATATAGGTTTGTTGTTAAGCAAAGCAAAGGTCCTTATGAGACCATATATGTAAACCAATACCACTATGATCCAGCAGATTCTGCTTGGTGGTTAAAGCTTGATGGTGATAATCAGACATCATTCAAGGTTGGAGATGACTTGATAGTAAAGAGATCTTCTACAGGTCCTGTATTTGATTTGGTAAAGACTAAGGTTTTAGAATTGACTACTCATGAAAAGTTCTTTATAGAGGACACAGATGCTAAAAAAGTACCTCCAACTAGTGGTGTGTTTATGAAAATAAGACCTACAAACTTTTCAATGTCTAGCTCAAGAAAGGAGGATGTAGATTATGGGTTTAAAGGGTTAGCTGTTTCTAAAGAATATCTTTATATATCTGGTATAGCTTACCCCACTTTTATAGAAGACCCTGAGAATGAAGGTCAATATATCGACTATGACATTCCTGCTGGTAGTGAGATTCGTATATTCTTTCAAATAAATCAATTCGAGGGTTCTTACTTTGGGACTGAAAAATTTGTTTTTGACAGAACGTTCATAGCTACGCAGGACTATGACAACTTTTATGACTTCATCATAGGAGAAAGCATAGACTTTAACAACCCAACAAACAACCCTGAGTTAGAAAGTTCTGAAACACCAACCCCTAGTGCTGATTTCGACAGAACTATAGGAACGTTCAGTGTTCCAAATATTCCAGAATTTGTATTATCCCCATATATAGAAGAGGATGGTACTACTTATTTGTTCTCAGGTGGTAGGGACTATGAAGAGAATGTTATAGGAGTTAGGTATGCTACAACAGGGACACCTGGTACTTCTAACTATAAGTCTTACCTAACATTCAGAGCTGGTGGTAGAAGAAGAAATAGTAAGAACTACTATATGAATGCTCACATTCAATCATTCAGGGCTGGTGGTACACTTGTATTTGAAACAATACCTGCGGAAAATACTAACGAGATATACTACGAGAGTCACGAGAGTTTTCCTATAACTGTTAATGGTTACCATGGTGGTAATGTACAAGAACAAACATCTACGCTTCCAGCTATTATAGACTTAAACGTATACAACTGTTTTTCATTTGGTAATGGTGTTGAGAGTTTTAAAATAGACGATGGTCTTGCAAAGCCTAACTTTAATATGGGTGCTAGAATTACAGCTGTTTCAGAGCAAGATTATAAGGAGGCTCATAGGTATGCTGATATAACTTATAGTGGTGTATACAACCAAGAGAGTAACTTAAATAAGCTTAATGAGTTTAATTTAGGTTTAGTTAACTTTAAGACGTTAGAACAGAACTATGGTCCTATAGAGGTTATGCATTCAAGGGAGAGTAATATACTTGTCTTGCAGGAGGATAAGGTGTCTTACGTGTTAGCTAACGGTAAGAATTTATTTTCAGATGCCCAGGCTGGAGGTTCTATAATAAATACTCCAGAGGTCTTAGGAAAACAGATTCCTAGGTCAGAGGAGTATGGTATTAGTAACAACCCAGAAAGCTTTGCTTTTTATGGGTACGATGTTTTTTTTACCGATGTTAAGAGGGGTTCTGTAATAAATATTAAAGGAGAGTCAGGCAGCAGTGACCAATTAAATGTTATATCAAACTTAGGTATGGGATCTTGGTTTAGGGATCAGTTCTTAGAATCTAAGAATAAAATAAACTTAGGAGGTTTTGACCCGTACACTAAGGAGTATGTAGTTTCTGTAACTGATGATGAGTTAGACGAAACTGTGACGCAGATAGAATGTGGTTTTAGTTTATCACAAGAATTATCTAGCTCTGAAATAGTTAGAAATGTTTCTCTTAGTAAATACAATGGAACTGTTGATATAGACTACAACGTTTCTTCTGGTAGCATAAATGTTACTGTTGTATACAACAACTCTGAGGTTATAAACCAAACAGTCACTGGAAGTGGAACATTAAGCTTTAATAGTGATGCTTACGAAGTACACGATTGCTTGTTCACATTGACACCTATAAATGCAACATACAACTTAAACTTTGGATGCGTTCAATCTCAAGAGCTAACGGTTGTTAGAATAGTTAAGAACAGTTCGTTAATGAAAGGTAAGTTAATCCACCACGACTACTTTTGGAATAATAATACACCTATTCAGTCCATTGTTACAGACTTAGTTACATTTGGAGACGGACCTGTGTCATTGTATAAGACATTTACAGGACCAGAATCTTCTGGTAATGTACCTGCTGAAGGAGGGGTTGTAACTATGAGATATAGGAAAGAACTAACAGATGATGCTGAATGGGACTTTGATAAGTTCAAGTATTTAGTATCGGATACACTGTATACGGATAGTGATATAAGCACATTAACACCTTTATTACAAGAAGCTACTCCGATATTAAATCCAAACATTGGAGTTTATGAAGCGTCCTTTACTTATACAAATCCATCAAACTATAGTTACCTATATCTAGTTTGGGATTATGTAGAACCTCTCCTAGAGTGTAATAATACGCTATCAACCTCTGGATCAGAAGGTATTTATGAACTAGAATTAGAGCTTGGTACTAATATAGGAGATACTACTGTTACATTTGATTCTGTAGACATTCCGGATAGATTCCAAATTGAGTGGGATGGCAATATAGTTGCAGACTCTCTATTTGTTGGAGATAGTTTACCTAATGCTACATATGAATCTGAAATAATAAACGCAACATCGTTGCCTTTATTTAGGTACTCAGGATCAGGATTTATTTCTAATGGAACTCAAGTAGTAGACTACGATAGTGCAGATATAGCTAATAGCTCTACACCTAGACCTGTGTCTGGGGACGGATCTGTAGGTAATCAGGTGGGTGTTGTTGGAGGATATCCTTCAGGAACTCCGTTAGCTTCTGATGGTACCGTAAAACTTAGGTTTAATAAGCAATACCCTTACCCTACTAAGGCTAAGGTTATTGTTACAGGGGTTAATACTGGTACAGCTTGGAGCATTAATGGTATAGAGTGTCCTACAGGAACATCAAACCTTCCTGTTACTGCTACGTTTGATACAAATGGAGGTAATGAGACGTATACTAGTCAGAGTGGAAATGCACCGTTAAGCGTAACAAACCCTGGTACACCAACTAGGAGTGGATACACATTTATAGGATGGTCACCTTCCTTACCTACAACTATAAATTCAAATACTACGTTTGTAGCTCAGTGGGAATTAGAAACATTTTTTAATAGTGTGATTTCTGTTGACGACTGTAGCGATTTAGATGGGGTTGCTACTATTATATTTAGAGTAAATTCAGATGACGTTGTTCCTGGTTTACAACTCTTATCCAAAGCTACAGATGACCCTTTAAGTGCTGGAACTTATAGGATGTCAAACAACTTAATAGATGGAAACACTTATCTCATTGAAAATATAACCGTATCTCTTTATTCAATTCAAGTGGATAGTAATGGAACTATAAGTGAAGTAACAAATTGTTAAATTATGAATTATACAATAACATATAGCGATTCAGCTAAAGGTTGGCAATCGTTTTACTCCTACAAACCTGAAAGGATGATAGGTATGAATAATGTCTTTTATTCATTTCATAATGGTCGTTTATACCAACATAATTCAGATGATGTGGGTAGGAATCAGTTTTACGGAATTAATAATTCGTCTAGTATAACTGGAGTTATAAATGAGGATCCTTATTCGGTTAAGACGTTCAAAACATTTTCGTTAGATAGTACTGCTCCTTGGGATTGTACGTTTACAACAGACTTAGGTTCTGGATATATAGATAACACATGGTTTGAGTTTAAGGAGGGAGATTACTTCTCTCACATTAGAAGGAACGAAAACGACACTACTCTTGAACTTAGGTCTGCTCAGGGTATAGGTAATCCTGTATCTGTGGATGGTTCAAACACATCAGCTGTTGTGATTACGTTCTCGTTTAATGTTGACTCTATCATATCTGCAGGTGACAAGCTTTATAGCAGGAATGGATCTAACAACGACTTCTCTGGGGTTGTGGTTTCTGTAAATAAAAAGAAAATAACTGTTAACACAACGGTTGCAGGAGCGTCTGTACCTTTGGATTCAAACTACCTTTTCTATGTAAAAGACCCAGTAGCAGAGTCTTATGGAACTACAGGCTACTTTATGAAGTATAAGTTAGTTAACAGCTCATTAAACTTTGTTGAGTTGTTTAGTATTGGATCAAACTTGTTTAAGAGTTATCCGTAAAAAAATAGTATATTTGCATTAATAAAAATTAAGTATGGCAATAGCAGCAATATCATTAGGTTTACAGGTTTTAGGGATGGGAGCCGACATTATAGGAGGTATATCAGCAAGTAGGGCACAAAGAGAGGCTGAAAGACAAGCTGAGGTAGCTCTAAACCAAGCAAAAAAAAGGATAGAAGTAAACAGACAGGAGGGTGTTCAGATACCCTTAGACTCTTACGAGTTGGCAATGAGACAGAATACTGCACAACAGATGCAAGCTTTAGAAGGTTTGAGAGAGGCTGATCAAAGAACTTTGGCTGCAGGAGTTGGAAAGTTAGGTGCTATTGGAACCTCTGCAACAGAGGCTGATAGACAGAGAATGCAGGCTGATATATACAAGAGGGATCAAATGATTGCTTCAGAAGAGGCAAATATAGACAGGAT